GTGCTGCAACCTGCGTACGCATAGTGCTAAAAGTACCTTTGACCGCCAGCCCTTGATATATAAGGCTTTTAGAGTTGCCATTAAAAATTGGCGTAAATGTGTAAAAAAATCTTAATGTGTTTATATTCATCAAATTTATATTTGCTTTGATTTTTTAAGTTGTGGCTAGCGTATAAATATTTATATATTTTTGCTGGCTTTTTGTTGTGCTAAAACTTATTTAAATAAATATCCGCACATTTACATATTTATATGTATAATAGATCACATGATAGATATAATTAATAAACTACTGTATAAATTTACAGTATACAAATTAGGAGAATAAAATGGATTTATCAATACATAATGTTAATGCAATAACTACTGACGGGATTAAAGAATGGCGAGAAGGTGACAAGGTGCGTTATACAGTAGATATGACTTTTGAATTTGAGGACTATGGTCTTAATGTTGATGATAAGAAGAATTGGCAAAGCGGAAATAATCAATGCTCTTTTACTGTTAGCCTATTTGCTGACACATTGGAGGCGCTAGAGTTTCAAATTGAAGGCGTTAGCAAAGTATATGCATAGGTTAACTGATGAAGGCTTTTGCCAGAAACTGCCGATAATGTCGGCAGTCTTAACCAAATAAAAACACTAGGAGGTGTTACATGAAAATATTAAAAGATAGATACAACTTAAAATTTAAGTGGACAGTATCAAAAGAGGTTAATACGTACGGTTATAATATTTGTTCGTTATTTGTTAACGGTCAAAAGGTCAGTAGCTGTAATGGTGGTGGGTATGATATGCAAAGCACTTGCCTTGGTGAGTGGATAGAAAGAGAATTTAAAGATGAACTTTTACAATTAAAAGAAAAATTTTATGGTTTAACTTTTCACAATCCAAATTGGCAACCACCTAAAGAAATAATTAAAAAAGAAGAAGAAGGTAAAAGTTTTGGGTTAGAGAGGATACAAGACTTTTATAAACGATCTAGTGATCTACCAACAGAAAAACATACAATACCTGTTATCGATGGTGCTACTGGTGTTAATAGTGTTGAAAAGATACTAAAAGCAGTTGGTTATCAAAATTCTTGTATTGATTATGACAAGGGTATTTATTTAGTTGATAGGTGTTAAAAATGAAAGATAGAAGCGGATACATTGATTGTCCCAAGTGTAGCGATTATGAGGGCTTTTTAGCCGTTGATCCTAAGCTTGGACATAAAGAAGGCGGTAAATGTCATACATGCGGTTATACAGTTAATACTCCATTATGGTTAAGTCAAACAGGTACAATATTTGGGAGGGACTACACATGAAAGATTACAATCACAAATTTAACAAGGATGGTAAGTTAAAATATAAGATTAGTGCAGGTGATAAAAATCGCAATATCATCTTTACGGAAAATCTTTTTATGTTTTTAACCGTGCTTTCTGTTTTGGGTTGTGTTCTTTATTTATTGATTAAATAGAGCATCAAATCAACTTATATAAGGCGGTATTTATTACCGCCTTTTTATTGCCTTTTATTTATTATACTAATTCTAAGGCGTTTTAAGGTCATATCTTTATATATGTATACTAATGCATTAACTAAGATTTTTAATGCAATATAGAGCATTAGAAGGCTTTTTATGTTTTTCTTTCTTGCTGGTGGCGTTGTTGTTGCTGTTTGCTGATCTTGTTTTTTTATCTGTATATTTTTTTTATCTATAATTTTTTTTAATCAAATAAGTATTTGCCTTGAATATAAATTTGCATCTTAACAAAATTTGCATCTAAACAAAATTTGCATCAAACAAGTATTTGCCTCAAACAAGTATTTGCCTTAAATAAGTATTTGCCTTAAATAAGTATTTGCCTTAAATATAAATTTGCCTTAAATAAGTATTTGCCTTAAATAAGTATTTGCCTTAAATAAGTATTTGCCTTTAGTTATTGACATATAATGTATTTGCATATATATTTATTTATACATTATACAAGTAAGGAGGTTAATGTGGATAAACACTATTTAAAAATAATGGATAATGAAATACATGATTTAAGGAATCATGTTTATTATCTTAATAATATTTTAACTAACATAAAAGATTGGCTTGATGATCAGACGCAACATAGTGAATGTGCTTCATCTTTAATTGAGCTAATAAAAAAATGGGAGAGTGAAGATGAGTAGATATTGTTGTGAAATGTGTGGTGAAGAACAAGTAAAAGTTTTTTATGAGCCAGAGGTAAGACCTTATTTAATTTTCTGTTCTCATAATTGTATCAATCAACACTTGTTAGATATAGAGCAGGGTGAATGGGATAATCACGAAGGAGAAAACTTACGACTTGAATACTCTAAAGACATAAAAAATAATTGGAAAGATTTAGATATACTAGAACTAAAACAGGAGGTGCATAGTGAGTAAGAAAAAAGATTATCAATATGTAAGTGTTTCTGATATTACATTTCAATTATCAGATGATGAAGGAAACATATTAGAAAATGCAGATGGAACTATCAAGAAATTTCATTTTAAAGGTAGATTAAAAATGTTGGAATATCTTTGTGAGGATATGACTGTTGGAGATTTAGAAGAGGTTAATGATAAAGACTAGCCAAACCTACGTTTGATGCGTCTAATCATTTGCTTATTGATCTCTTTAAATAAGTTGTTCTTAACAACTTTATGAGATAGCTTGAAAAAGTCAATAAACTTTCTATGTTGAATAAATGGCGTAAAGGCTACAAGAAGTTCTAAACCTTCACGTCCTTTTTTACCCGTTCTTTCCCAAACACCATATCTTTTGGAGCCTTTACCCTTAGGTACACCAACAAACCTACTGCCCTTTCTGCCAGATACTTTTGTCTTATCAATTCTTTTTAGTAGACCTTTTTGCGTAACAATATTACCAAAAGCATTTACTCTTTCTTTACCTTCACCAGCAGGAGATGGATAGCCTTGCCTTCTAGCTGGCTCATTATCACCTGTATATAAGTAGTATAAAAACTTAGTAGCATAGCTTTTTACTCTTACAGTTGCAGATAATTTATTTCTTTTAGGTTTAGCAAATTTGCTCATTGTTAAAGCTGTATATGTAGTTTTTCTATGTTTTGGATTTTGTTCAAATAATTTTTGCCTTTGTGCATTTACTACTTTTGCACCTGTAAAGTTTATACCTTCAGACATAACTTTTAAAAAGTCTTTCTTTTGCAACAAAGTCATCTTTTTTTGTATGTCATTTAAGTTTGTTTTAATTTGTATATCCATTTATAAATTTGCCCAATATGATTTACCTTGAAACTTTAGACCAAATTCTTTTGCTTTTTTTAAAATAGTAAATTTGCTTCTACCTGTAGATAAAGCAACATCATTTACTGATTTGCCTTTGTCAATATATGCTTTAAGTATTTGCCTTTCAAGTTTCATAAATTTTTATAATATGTTATTAACTCGTCAAGATAAAATTTGCCTTTCTCTAAATCTTGTATATTTTGGTCTTTATATTTGTGCCTATGTAAATACTTTATAACATTGCCTTCAAGATATGAAGGGAAATTTGCACCCAACTGTTGTCTTATATATTCCAAACATTCAACTTTGCCTTTATTGTAATGTGGCGGTTTATTTACCATGTCTACCATTTTTAATCCTCCTAGTTAATTCACGCTTACATTTAATTCTTAATTTTGGATTTGCCCTTTCGCTGAGTATTATCTCCTCTAACTCTTGATAAGATGAGTTCTTTATATAAAAGTGTTCTATTTTGTATTTGCCTGTCTTTCTGTCGTAATGCTTTACGCTTGGCTTTAGTTTTGTTGGCATCCTTAAATATTTTATCCCAATTTTTATCTATCTTTTTTTTATTTTCTTTTCTACGCTTACTACCCTTGCCCATTATTTTTTTATGCAAAAAATACCGCACTCAAAGTCATAATTTTTTAAATCTCTACCCTTTGCGTCTGCTGGTAATTCATCTAAAAATATTCTTTTACCCTTATGTCTTACAAGTTTAGCACCTAAATCTCTTGATGTTTTGCATCTTTTATAAAATATATCAGGAAATGTCTTTCTGACTAAATTCCAATAAGTAGGTGAAGATGCCTTTACGCATCCAATACAGTTAGCATTTGGATAACCAAAAGAATAAATATCTGGTAGACGTATGCCTTCAGCTAATAAAATATCAAAACATCCTTGTTTAGTTATACCTTCATCAATTAAAGGTGTAAGTAATAATTGTTTATTTGTCTCGTTAAATCTCTTTGCACGTCTTTTCTCATCAGCAGTAAAACCTAAAACAATGTAATCAGTAGGGTTTTTTATTTCCCAAACCTGTCTGGCATTTCTCTTCAAATGCAATGTGCATGGCGCACCAAAATTACCTGACATAAACTTCCTTTCCTCCCATACTGTTTGACAAGATGCATCAGGAAATTTAGGATTTAAGGCAAATTCTATCTGCACACCTAACCATTCTTCAACATCTTTTAAAAACCTTTTATTATCTTCATGTTCTTCTTTAATTGGGTTATTAACAATTTTTATAGTGTTATCTCGACCATAAAGATCAATAGTTTTTTTGGCAGCTACTGCACTTGCAGCACCGCAACTAAACCAAACTGTAATTATTTTATTTAACAAGACGCACCTTTTCAAAATTTGCATCTCCAAAAGATTTTGTAAGACTTTCTTTAATTTGCATCAAATCAGTAGGTATAATTCTAAATAATTCTTGCATGCTAAAAAAGACTGCATCAGCATCTAAATTATAATTTTTTATCATACTTGGCTTTTCATCATCATAATCGCACACTAAAGCATATTTGCCTTGATCATAATCATAACATCTAATTTGCGGTTCAAGTGCGGAATACCCATTTGCCTTAATGCAATCTTCTAAAGTTTCATAAGCACGATACATCATATCCAACATTTGCATTTGCCTTTTTCTTTGATCTTCTTGTAAAGATTTTCTGTATAACATTTTTGCCTTTTCAAATTTTATTTCCATATCTACGCCAACCATTTTATATATTCGTTTCATACAACCATATTTGCATATAAAATTTGCTTCAAACTCTCTAAGCTCTCTTAATTCCTTTTTAAATTCTTTACACAGTTTCATACAAAATTTTACATAAGAAGTGTGTGTAGTGTGTAGTCCTACGGACTACTACACACACAACACACTTGATATAATGTGTGTTACACACTTAACACAAAAGTTTACACAGTTTTTAATCTTCATAAGGTTTCATTTCAACTAATCTATATCCTTCTTTCCTATCGCTATCTTTGTCTCTTTTTGCGTGGACTATAACATTTTGTGCTTCTAATCTTCTAAAAGAATTGTCAATTTTATATTTAGTTAATTTTTCGCCAGTAGATAAAGAGCTAGTGTGTGGCTCTAATCTACTCCAAGTAAACCAAACATCTTCTTTACTCATAACATACATAAGATTTACCAATTTTTTATCTATACCTTTTAAATATGCTTTATTATCAAATTCTTCAAAATTATGATTATCATCATCATCTAACTCAATCAATAACCCAGAAGTCATCTCTAACCCAGCACCAATCAGATTTTCTTCATGAAACTTAAATCTTTTCTTTGTCATTCCCATGCCATCTTTGTTTTTTGTTTGCTCAAAGTTTACATACATAATTCCATCATCATCTTTTCTCTTAACTTTAAACTCACCATCTATACTTGCATCAAGAACAGAAGAACCTCTAGCCCTGTTAAGATTACCTCTACCTGTATGATGTACCAATAAAACAGCGCATTGATAATCATGTATCAGCGCATCTGCGGCTTTGACAAACTTATTTACTTCTTGAGCCGAATTTTCATCGCCTGAAAACGATCTCTGAAATGTATCAAATATAATCAAACCAATATCTCCAGACTGTTCTTTTATAAGATTTATCTCATCTTCAAGCTTTTTATATTCATCTTCCTCATTTATTCTTGCACCTCTGTTTGATAAAAACATTTGTGCATCTTGCAATTTAGTATTTGCCTTCTTTTCTTCATCAGTAAAAAACAGCTTATGACCATAACTACTTTGATGAAATGCTAAAAGTCTCTTACGCATACCTGATAGACCTTCTCCTGCTAAATAAATAACATTTGACCTATTTGCCTTACATCCATAAAATTCTGTACCAGAAGCAACAGCACAAGCCATAGCTATAGCAATAAATGATTTGCCTGATTTTGGCTCACCAAATACAGTAATCAGCTTTTCTTGTTCAAAGCAACCTTCTATTAACCATTTAGGATTTTCTACATTTAATATTGCTTCTTTTACTGTTTGAAATCTTAATGAGCCTCTTGGTATTTTTTGCTCTTGCTTATTAATAAAAAGCACAAGTTCTTCTGGTGTCTTAAAATAATTGCTTTGAAGTGCATCGTATAGATCATCCTTTTCAGCAAAGTCTTTTGGTGGCTCAACTACCTTAACTTTGCATTTTTGCCTTCTAAGATGATCCGATAAGTCATTTGCACATTTCTTGCCAGCTTCATCATTATCAGGAAAAATAATAACCTCTCTACCTTCTATAGGACTCCAATCGGCTTTTTGCCATGCATTTACGCCACCATGCCAAGTTACAGAGTCGCCTTGCCATATCTTCTCAGAGGCAATTGTAGCTTTCTCTCCTTCATTTATTAAGATAGGCTTATCTGGGTATTGGTTTTTAAAATAAATTGGCAGCAAGCCATTTGGTCGCTTCATACACCATTTACCATCGATCATCTTAGTAAATGGTGCATATTTTTGCTTTATTTTATGATTTTCAGGGAAACGCATAACTACAAAGTCTGGCGAATATCTCAGTGATATAATGGCTTCACTTTGTAGTTTGTGCATTTCTGCATTAGAAATTGACTTAGCACCAACAGAAGGAGGTTTCACTACGAAGGGTTGTGGTGCTAAGTCATAACCGCATAGGTTGAGTATATCGTTGACTTCCCTACTTTCTCTTTTTATCAAGTCTACTATACCACCACCTTCGTCATTTTCAAAGTCAAACCAAGTAGCATTACCTATACTAACTACTAGCGAACCTTTATTGCCATAACGCCATTCATCGCCTTTCTTGACTTTTGGCTCGCCTAGTAGCTCTAAGACAACTTGTGGTGCGATTTGCACCCAATCAACATTAGAAGGGTAAGTCGTCATCTGTTAGCCCATCTACTGTACCTTGTTGTGTCTGATCACCAACATCGACATTGTTTGCCCACTCAGGTATTACAAACTCAGACTTTCTTGGTTTAAAACCAACAAAATCAAAATTTATCTCAGCAGTTTTACCTAACCCAACCTGTATTGATTTTGCATCAACATATTTAAAAGTTGGCAGGTTTGGCTCTTTACCATCTTTTTCATGCCAAAAAGCAGCTAACATTTTATTAAAGGCAGAAGTTTCACAATAGCTAAATCTTTGCCAAAGTAAAGGTCTATCTGTGCCATCGGTATAAAGCCATGTAGACATAGCTCTTTTATAGGTTTCATCAGGTCTTACCCCAACTACCCCAAATTTATCATCCCATACAAAATCAAATCCAGATGTAGGCACATAAGCACCCCAGCCAGATTGAAAAGTTGCAGGATCAAGTTGTAGATATTCAAATTTAACATTCTCATCACCTACATAGAATTTAAGCTCCCCAGCTTTAAATGAAAGGAATGATGTAGTAGAGTCACCACTACTCATTCCGCCTAATATATCAACCATAATACTCTCCTATTGGTTAATGTATAGATAACTTACCTATACTATCTAAATACTCAACTTCAAGTCTAAGATAGTTCCTCTCCTTGAAGTCACTAAAAGTCTCGTCATTAGCTATTCCTAGCAATGACAAAACAACATTGACCTGTTCAAATTGAACACGACAAAAATCTTCAAAATCCTCTTCATAAATTATATTCACTAGCATATCGTAATACTTTTTCACGATCTTTGCACAAGCTGTCTAAAGTGCTTAGATAAACAGCTTCATTATTACCTTTATCTTTACCAGTCATTAAATAAATTGGCACAAGTGTTTGTATGGGTCGCCTATCATATTTAAAAATTAAGATAGGTATGTATTTGTCTTTTGCGGCTACGCACACTTGATTCCACCATTCTTGTTTATAAACAGACTTTTCTGTGCCAGCATATCTTTTGCACTCAATAGCAAAGTTATCCCAATAAATGTCTGCTTGTCCTTTATATTGTGTTTGATCTAAATTTCTTTTAACTCTATCTTTTGATCCCACAGACTTTAGATAATGATTAATGCAAGAAACTATACGCCTTTCAAAGTTATGACCTTTAGCCCTACTATTCACCATCTTTATAATCTAAGTAAAAGATATAACCTACACTTATAATTATGATAATAGCAACACCTAAAAATATGTAATTACTTACTATCATTATCCATCATCCTCCTCTCTTGCTTTTCTAACGACCTCTCACAACATCTGTCAATTTTGTTTGATATATAATTAAGCAACTTAAACAACATATTCTTCTACAGTTTTTTTTCGCTTATCATCAAACTCTATAACTCTTCTGCCTGATCTATAGCCTGTAGTTATCTGACCATTTTTGCCTTCAATAAAAGTTATTTCATTATCATGCCTTTCTTTTCTCAGCTCTAATCTTCTTTTAATTACTTTATCTGTATGCTCAGTCATTATTATTACCATGAGAAATTATGCCAAGCTTTATCAACATTTCTGTTGCTCTACCAATGTCAGTTCTATTAGTTGCAGCAAATACATTGATCGCATGGTGCATATCTTCTGATACCCATAATGCTTTTTTTGTTGCTTTCTTTTCTTCCATTTTATTTACTCTCCGTTATCAATATTATTATTTAATTAGTTTATAATCAAGTAAGGGCAAAAGGTAATACTCTCCAAAACCAATACTCTCATTACTTTTTTGCCCTTTTAACTGTTATCGTTTTCCTTCTGATACTATAAGCATCACTAGCAGGTATAACCCTTTCTGGTTTAGCTTTATAGTTAATCATTCCCCAAGAAACGATATATTCCTCATTGACTGCTTTACTGGCATTACCCATATCGCCCATGATTTGTGACTGGTGGTAATCCACCTGTTTTTCTAATTCCTTAATCTTTTGCTTCAAATCTAAATATTGTTCTATGTGAAAGCTATCTTTTATCTCCACCACAGCTTCTTGATCTGCTTCTTGGTTCATAACATAAGCATCTCTGCTGACCTGTGGTGTAAAGTAATCTTTCTCTTTAATCCTACGATCAAAGTCTAAAACCTTTTCTGCTAACTGTTCTTCAAACTGATAGTCTCTACGATACACAAACACTCTTAGGTCTGTTGACTCAAACAAGATTATTAACACACCAAAGTCACATTGCGTTGTCGACATAGCAGCTTTTAACTGCATTACTCCTAACCAATTGGGCGGTGTATCTGTTGCTCTAACAGAGGTGCATTTAACTTCTATTGGGCATTTGCCATGAACAACAATCTTAGTGCCATTTGGAATATAGATACCTAAGTCAGGGTTATTCTCAATAACTAAGTTGTGAGCTTCCGCCATGCCATCCAATGATCCCTCTAATGGTAATAAAGGATGCTCAACTTTTTCTGTGATTTGTGATTGTACATTTATAAGTCCAAGTCTACGACATCCCTCAGTCATTACTACATTCTCCAAAACAGAACCAGTAAGTTGACGATTGGTTTGTGGAGTTCTTATATCCACACCTTCGCTTGCTCTAATACAGTTGTGTAAAGCTTCTTGTTTGGTTTGAAAATGACCCTCATCAAATATACAAGGCACTAAAGAGTGTGATGCTTTATCATCTCTAGTTATTTTAGATATAACTTTTTCGTATGCTGTCATTTAATTATGCTTTCAAGTTCGCTTATTGACTCTCTTACCAAATATGTAGTTGGCTTGATGCCAACCTCAACACAGGTATCGCCAGTAATAAAATCTTTGTAATAAGAACCAAAAGATCGTAATGGAGCGCATAAAGTGCCGCCACCAATAATATTCAATTTAATTAGCTTTTCCATTTACTTACCCTCCTTTTTATTTTTCCAAATTATAAATTGTCCTAGCAGAGAACATCCTGTGCCTTCAACAGTAAAATCTTTTGTAGCCTTAAGATAATCTATTGGCACATTATAATCTTTCCAAACATTAATATAATTCTTTGATGTATCTAAAGCACTAACATCACATGTTTTTCTATTAACCTTTTGTATAACAACAGGCACTTTTTTAATATTTACGCACCCATACTTATCTCTCCAATCAAAGAAATATGCTGTATCACCTTTTTTAAATGTAGTTTCCATGTTTACCTCCTTACTGTTAAACATACCTATATTATACATGAATATATAAATGTGTCAATAATTATTTAAACAATGGATTTAGGACTGGTATTTGATTTAGTTGATTAAGGCATTCTTGAAAAGAGTCAAGCTCCATAGTGTCAGTAATTATATTTTTGTTAAAAGTAAAATAGTTTTGCGAAGAAGTATTTGCTTGAAAAAAGATACGCTTATGATCCTTGTTAAAAAAAACAAAAGCTAAAATATCAGTATGATAATTTTTATAAACATTTGACATACTTCTAGATGGCTCACTAGCAAAAACATATTTGCCCTCTTTAGTTTCCCTTCGGCTTTTAACTTGTACTGTATATTTTGCATTTGATAACTCACACATTATGTCTGCTGGATGTTTGTCTTGTGTAGGATAAACGAAGTCGCAGTATTCAGTTAAGAAGGTTTGGACAACTAATTCACCCAAAGCTCCTAATCGTGAATTACTTTGATAATCTTCCGTTGTCTTGTTGCCCATTCTGGCACAAAGAAAGTTGGCGTGAGTTATACAAACATCTGCTAGGAGTTTGCGTATAGTATTTGCTGTTAAGTATTTCTTCTGATGCTTCTAGCCACATACCAAGCTTCATTAAAGCAATGGTCTTACGAAAGCCTAAGAAGCCTTGTAAGCCCATTTGGAATGACATATCTATTGCTACCATTCTGGCTCTCTTTGGAAAGGCTCTCCATCCTTGTAAGTGCTTATCTAAACCTTTTAACACTTTATCTATGTCATTATTAAGTAGATACATAGCTTCATCTTCTGATATTCCATTCTTATCTAAACAACGACCTACGCCAATTGTGTCATAACCCAAACTATCTTTGTAAACTTGCAGCACCAAGCCCTCATGCTTTATCAACATGTCTTGTATTTGTTTTTTATCCATCTTTTAAGCTATTTCTAGCTACACCTTTAAACTTCTCAAAACTTCTATAACCACCTAATCCAAGCAACGCTAGAGTAAGTGATAATAAACCTTCTGTTTCTATTACAGGCAATGTTGCTGTTGATCCACTAGCAACAATTAACCAAGATAGAAATGGTGCTAAAAAGAATGACCAAAAAAGACCTAAACAGCAAACCCACATAATCGCAGGTCTAGCACCTGATACAAATAAAGAAGCGTGCTTGGCTTGTTCTTTATTAACTTCTATTTGCGCCATATTGGCTTTATGCAGTTCTTGATTTAATTCGTGTTGTAGCTTTAATTTTAAATCTTTATCAGCAACAAATTTATCCAATATTCTTGTTATCGGATCAATTAATTTATCAATCATATTACATAGATGTTTTAACTATTAAAGTAACCAAAGAAGCTACTATAGTTGTAAGACCGCCAATGAGCCAAATCTTTACATAATCAACTGAGCTTTGCAAAGCATCTGTCTTTTTGTAAATAGTTTTCCATCTTTCCTCGCACATTTTCTCATGCACTCGTAAATCTGAAGCAACATCATTAGCGGTCTTTCTAGCCATTATTCTTCCTCTTGCTCCTCTTCTTCGGTTTCAAGAGTAGAACTAAAAGATTCTATTAGTCTTTTCTTATGATCGTTGGCTGTAACCCACTTATCATAATAACCTTGCAGACCTGCGATCTCACGCCCAACTACATTCAGCAAACCTGCTAGTTCTAGTTGTTCTGGTGATAAATCTTCTGCTGTATATTCCCTGTTATTAAAATTAATAATTACAGGATTTTCATTTTTAGTGTTTTCTTCACTCATACTTACTCTCCTAAAGTAATGGTTTCAGTTGTTGGATTTTCTAATTGTTCAATCCGAGAATCCAAGTTGCTTTCTAAATCGGCAACTGCTTCTTCGCCCATAGCAGCTTCAACCCAACCTTGCACCATAGCTTCTGTAACATCCGCTAGTGGTGTAAAGTTTTCAAGCTCTTCTGTGTTTAAAGATTGCGTGCCATAAGATGATGCAGAAAAATCTCCTTCACCTTTAGAAACTCGCCAATGCACATTCCAGATGACCCCTTCATGTCCATTATGTTCATGTGTATACACATCAATTGTTTTACAATTCCATTCCATATCATTTCTCCTTTAAATTTGCAATTTCACTTTTTAATAATTCTATTTGTTCTTGTTGCTCTTGCATACCTTTTACAAGGTGCGTAACAAGTTTACTATAATCCATTGAGTAGTAACCATCTTGACCTTGATTTACTGCATTTGGTACAAGTTCTTCAACCTCTTGTGCTATCAATCCTTCATCTGCATGATTATCACTTTTCCAATTATAAGCAACAGGATTAAGATTATTAATAACATCTAAACCTCTTGATGATCCTGTTACATCTTTTAATCTTGCATCTGAGGATGTATTGTACTGTACAGCATTGGTTGAGCTTTGGTTAATAGAGCCAATTTGTGTGCTGTTTCTTCTAAACACATAAAGTTCAGCACCACCAGAAGTACCATCCATATTTTGTTGTATGTTTACACCAGTAGCAGTATGTTGAAAAGATAGACCACCCACCCCTTGATTTGATGTAGTTCCTAAAAGTACATGTCCAGTAGAAGTTACACGCATGTGTTCATTTTGCGTGCCTTGATCCTCTCTAGTTTTAAATACAAGAGCAGCACCATGTTCATTGTGTGTTGCGTTTTCTTTGCTTGCTTCAATAGAAGCGTAAGCTGTAATATTACCACCTGAGTGAAAAACTCCACTAAAATTAATTGCACCACCATTACCTGCTGCTAAAGCAGTTGTATCTGTAGCATTTATAATTCCAGAAGGTATCCCTGCTGTTGTTGCTTTTGCACCATGAGAATCTAAACTAGATGAGATGCTTGTTGTGCCTATACCTAATCGTCCTGAAGAATCAAGACGCATTTTCTCAGAACCATCTACTTCAAAAGCCATTCTTGAAGCACTTTGACTAGCACCCCCATCAGCAGATAGTGTTAAATGTCCACCACTTCCTGATATTTCTGAAAAACCACCATCACTGTCTTCAAGTCTAAATCTTGGTGTTGTTGCTGATAAATGTAATTCTCTTGCAGGACTTGTAGTTCCAATTCCAACACCAGAAGGTGTAAATCGTACTGTTTCTGTACCGTTAAACTGCCAAGTATGAGCTGCTGACGCACTACCTGTTCCAATATTATGAACATTTACAAGGTCAGAAGATAAAAACCAATCATGTTCCTGTGCTCCTGCTGATAAAGTAATACCACCTGAACCATCTTCTGCTCCATCAATATGAAGTTTTGAAGTGGGACTTGCAGTTCCTATACCAACATTTCCGTCTGAACTAACCCTAAATCTTTCTGTATATGTTCCATCTTCTGCTGGCTGTATAACAAATGCACCATCAACCTTTGTTGAAGGCATAGCATCTGCTTCAAATCCTAATCTTCCATAACTATCAACACCACCAGTTATTCTATCTCCTCTAAAATCGATAAATGCTCCAAACCCAACAGCAGGTGTTCCTGAACATGAAGCCTCTATTCTCATAACTTCTACTTCTGCATTGGTTGTAGATGATTCAAGAGCAACATGAAGTCTATCAGCAGGACTTGAAGTTCCTATACCAACCCTATCTAATCCACCATCAACAAATAACATGTGAGTATTACTTGTTGATTCAACCCTAAAGTCTGCTGTAGTTCCATCTTCATTAAATACACTTGCTGATCCTGCTTGTCCTGAACTTAAAATACCATCTGACATTTTTATAGCGCCAGAAACCTCAAGAGCTTGAGAAGGACTTGAAGTTCCTATACCAACATTTCCTGCTGTAGTGATAGTTAAATGACCAGCATTATTAGCCATAAATTGTAAATTATGGTTTGAGGTTGTTCCAAATTTACCGAGTGCTGATTGTGCTTGTGTTAATATTGCTGCACCACTTGTTCTTTCAGCTTTTATTTCTCCATTACCTGAACTTACAACATGGACTGTGTGAGAAGGACTTGTAGTTCCAATACCAACTTTTCCTGAACTATCTATACGCATTCTTTCTGTTGATGCTGTCGCAAATGCTAAAGTATTATCTGCTACTCTAAAAATTGATGCATCACCTGTAGGTACTGAAATATTAGACCTACCAATAAAAGCGTCTGCTGTTATATTTCCTGCAACATCTAGCTTTTGTCCCGGACTTGTAGTGCCTATGCCAACTCGTCCTGAATTGTCTATAGTTAATCTTCTTGTATCAGCAGTTTTAAAACTAAAGGCGTGGCTTGTTGTTGTCCCAAACTCCATGTCTGTTGTAGCATCGTTGTATTCAATAGCTGCTGCAACTGCACCACCATTTCTTTCAAAACTTGCTAATTTTACATCTCCATTACCACTAAATTGTCCTTCAAATGTAGCAACTGTTGCACCTGCTGAAGCATTATTTACTTCTAGTGTAGATGCTGGACTTGTAGTTCCTATACCAACGTTTCCATCACCTTTTAAATGCAATACATCTGCCTGTGACGTTGCAGATACGCCATCATGAACTTTAAATGATATAAACGCACCGCCCCCATCTGTAGAATTAGATGTAATAGAATTATATCTAAGTGAATCTGATGCTCTTTCAAATCTTAATACTTCTCCAGTAGTTGTTTTTGTTATTAATTTTGTAGATGATTGAACATCTGAATTAAAAAAAGCTTTTCCTGCATCTGACATATCAAGGGTGAGAGCAGTTATACTTGAACCACCATCTTCACCTTTAAAAATTATATCTTTATCATTTACAGATGATTTAATAACAAAGTCATTAGATGAATTTTCAATTCTTCCAATTTGTGTACCGCCATCGTGAAACTTCCATTTACCACCATCTGAATCAAGTTCTATTTCTCCACCAACATCTAGTGTTAGATCACCTGCATCAGAAATAGTAGAACCATTAATTGTTATATCATCTACTGTAAGGGTTGTAAGTGTTCCAAGACTTGTGATGTTTGGTTGTGCAGCACCTGTAACTGTTGCTGCTGTTCCTGACACATTCCCTGTTACATTACCTGTTACATCTCCTTCTAAGTTAGAGACCAAAGTGCCAACCGCATATCCTGTTCCAGCAGTGTTTACTGTAGTTGTTGGCTCGGCTTGTAAATCTTTAAATAGTTTAAATTTGCCACTATCGGATGCATCTCTAAATAACCCTGCATATAAATCTTGAGAGCCTGAAGTGTCATACAGACCATAAAAACCAATATCAACACTATCAGCACCACTATTAGCTCTTGCAAGTTTTATAAGAGGGTCTTCTACTTCTAAAGTTTCGGTATTTACTGTGGTTGTTGTTCCGTTAACTGTTAGATTGCCTGCAATAGTTACATTGTCTGGCAAACCAATCGTTACGCTTGCTGTTTCACTTCCTGATCCTGAAACCTCAATCTCGTTAGTTGTTCCTGCAACTGTAGCTACATAATTGCCTGTAGTATCTGTGCCAAGAGCTACGCTGTTTGCAGCTATTGTTGTTGATAAAGTTATATCGCCTGTACCATCAAAATTGACACCTGAAGCAGTTACATCGCCTGACAATGCTATTGATCTTGCAGTAGCTAGAGCAGTTGCAGTATCAGCTACAACGCCTGATAGATTATTGATAAATGTGTTTGTAACTCTTGCATCAATAGCTGAATTTGCTCTTGCATCTGTGTAGTAAAGATTTGATGATCCTTCTGATAAATCATCAGTATCGCCAGACAATCCACTTATAACTGGTGGTGTATAAGTAAATACACCTGTTGAACTGTTGTAAGCAATAGCACCATTACCACTTGCTGATCCTTCTGATCCTATGCTCAATGATCCTCTAGCTCTTGCATTTGTAAAATAAAGATTGCTTGAACCCTCACCAATATCATCGCTATCAAAAGTATGTGATCCGCCCAAAGTTATAGCTTGAGAGTTTATGGTCACGCTTGAATTTGCAAGCTTGCTGTTTGCAATAGAGCCACCTAGCATAGCATTTGTAATACCACTTGCTTTAACCCTTAATGCATCTGAATTTATTTCTATGGATGAATCATCAACACTTACTGCTAAAGTAACATCACCTGAAGTTCCGCCACCTGTAAGACCATCACCTGCGACAACGCTTGTTATATCAGCAGAATTAGTGTTTGCAATTGTTAATGTACCTGCTGCATCGTCATAAGTAAGACTAATACCGCTTCCTGCTGTAAGCAAAGAATTTACCTGATCGTCAACTCTTTCATTGGTGAAATACTTATTGCTTGAACCCTCGCTTACAGAATCACTATTGAATGATATGTTTGCTGTACCATCAAAGCTAACACCATTTATTGTTCTTGCTGTTGCTAATGCAGTTGCAGTAGCACTATTGCCAGTTATATTGCCTGTAAAACTATTATCTGTTGTAAGACTAATACCTGTTGTTACCCATGCATCATTAGCAGCATTTCTTATTTTTAGAGTATTAGTTGATGTATCTATCCATATTTGTCTAGCAAAAGTTGTACTTGGTGACGATGCATTACTATTATTTGTAACAATAGCCAATAAAGCATTGTTTAAGTCTGCTCTAAATTCGCTTCCAATTTGGTTAGCTATGTTGTAATCATGTGTTGCCATACTTTGTCCTCTTTATTATTGTAGTTTATATCTAAAGTGTTTGAAATATAAACTCATGCATTAACCTCATCAATACCGAATATTTGCCAAGTAAAGTAAATATTTAGATCATCTAGGGTTACAGTTTTTTTATACCAATCTATTATTTGTTGCTCGGTAATATCTTTTAATAATATAAAATCAGGTGGTAAATCATTATCTCGCAAACTATAAACACCTTCTAGTTGTGAATACATTTTTTCAGTATGTGTTTTTTTGCTATCTATAACATCAACACCTGTTACTTCGATACAAACTTGTCTAACTATTTGTGTATCATCATCAATGCTTTTTGGCATTGTTTTCATGCTGTTGTACTTGTAACTATAATCAAAATTATGTATTGGCATCAAATCTCCGAGAATCTATAAAAACCATATTGAACATTACTTAATTGTTTATTGTTGCCATCGCCTTGAGCTAGTACATATAACCTCAATGTTCTACTTGTATTGCTTACTTTTCTAACAATAAAATCTTTTTGCACCATTTCATTAGTACTATCGAATCTATCTATTGCTGAAAAGAATTGTGTTTGTCCAGAATGATATTGAGCAGAACCTTCGTCTGCTGTAGGTATTGTTGGGCTTGATCCATCAGTATAACCAAAATCATCTCTTAGCTCAAAACTTGAACCTGTGCCAAAAGTACCATCACCTGCAACAATAGATAATGTTTTTACCTGACCATTACCACCAAAAATTCTACAATAAATATGATATATGCCTGACGCTGTACCTAAGTCAGCAACCTTTTTAAGTCGCATAACATTATTTTGGAATGATCCTATTGATGCACCTGAAACAGTATCAGCAGTAAAGTCAAGAGCCAAGTCTGTAACATTTAATCTATCAGCAGTTATTGTGGCTGCTTGTATATCACCTGCTTTTATTGGCTCATCTGCAACAGTAAAAGTTAAATCAGTTGATTCTGATTCTGTTCCAATCGTATTTATTGTAGTTACAGAAGCTACATAGTTTGATGCTTTTTTGATAAAGTTAAGATCAATTTTTGTATCATTAACAATTCTGTTATGAACTTCGTTGCCACTCGAATCAACAATCGCAACTCTAAATTCTTTGGATGGATAAGTTGTAGGATTGCTCCAAGACAAGAATGGTCTTCCTGTAGAACTTGCATTTGTGTCAGTAAAAGCCAAAGAAGTAACTTTTGCTGTCTCTGTGCCAGTTGGTAAAAGTGTTTCATCGCCTACATTTTCTGTGGTTGTGCTTGCTTGCCAAGAGTAAATGTCTATGTATTCAAGCATCTGAACTGACACTAACCCATTGCTTAATAAGTCGATACTTTCCACTCTATATAAAGCACTAGATAAATTATAAGGAGAGTAAGTTATGTCTACAATATCCCCTGCTGTTAAGTTTAGAAGTATTGGAGTACCAATAAAAGCAATAGTTTTTTGATTTCTACTTCTTAATATAGCAGCTTTTGCCATATTATAAGCATTGTAAGGATTTGTAATAAATGGAAGTTCAATAACAGTTTCTAATTCTTCACCACCATCATCATTAGCAAAAGTTGTAGTATTATCATTTTGCAATACAACTCTAGTATCTGCTTCATATTTCTTTTGTGCATTAAAAAATTTTGCAACAGCTTTATTAAGTTTGTTTGCTTTATCTTCATATTTAATTTTAATACCACTATTTATAATATGATCTTTGTTAATACTAAATGTTGATGAGCCTGTATCCTCAATCAAAACACTATACTTACCATCAATGTAGTTTAAAAAACCACGCATATTACTAAGTAAGTCTCTTGCATTTTCCAAAACAGTTTCATTGGTATCTACAACGCCATCGCACATAAATCTTCTTGTTTCTGTAAGAATAGAACCTGATTCATCTTCATACATAAACTTACCAACAGCACTAGCACCACCATTTCCTGTATCAGAACTATTTGCTTTGGCTTCTGTAAGATCAAGGTTAGTTGCTTCAAAGGTAAAAGTATTTGCATCTGCAACTGAGGTTATAACATAAAGTTTGTTTAAAACTGTAGCTGTTATGTTGCCACCCAAAGAAGCAGCACCAGAAAATAAAACTTTATCGTCAACGCTTGCTCCATGAGAACTGCAAGTTACAGTAATGGTTGCATCGTCATTTGTAGCTGAAAAAGTAACACTTTTGCTTATTTTTTCAGGAGGCGTGCTATCTGTATAAATCCTAAATTTTGTATTACTTGTATGTGGCGTAAATCTCTGTGGATCAATAACATTAGCTTTATCAAGAATAATTGTTCCGCCACTATCCTTTATACTTATTAACTCTCCACCTTTGACCTTTTTCCAAGTATCTTTATTTACTTCTACAAAGTTTTGACCGAGTACTGTTGTAAAAGTAGCAGAAGAATATGAACCACTATAATCAGGCACATCAACAACTGTATCTGCTGTATTTGCTGCTGCTTGAAATGATTGTAAATCTATTAAAGATGAACCCAAGCCTTTACCATAATCTCCATGCATATAATCTAACAAACATAAAGCACCATTATTTGACCACTCGTAGGTACTAGGATCATCTATTCTATGCGATCCAGTACCACCTGTTATTGAGCCATCTAGTCTTGGATCATAAAGCTTTCTACCTTTTACAACTACAGTCAATTCAGGAACAGAAGTAAACATGCCTCTAGCATCATATTGAAAAGATGAAGCAATATAAGCAATACCTTTTAATTTATGAAAGCTTGAAAATTTTGCAGGTTGTGAAGCTGCAAGCATAGGATCAACAACTTGATCGTCTGCTCCGTGATGAGCATTAAAAACCATTCTATAAATTGCTGTAGGATCGCTACCTGATCTTCCATCATATCTTGGCGCTACGCTGTGAGTGCCAATTTGACTTGCAGTATTTAATGATCCTGCACCACTAGATATTTTGTCTGATCCTGTATAAAAACCATCTCTAAAAACTGAAGTATCAGATAAAGGCACTCCATTAATTTCTATAGTATCTAATTCAATGGAATCAACCTCGCCCAAACATAAACCATAAATAACAAACAATTCTTTTGAGTTACCTGCATCCGTGTCCATATAAAGCAGAGTTGAGCCAACTCTTCTTCGTCCATAGATAATTGGTATTTTGCCACCCTCTGCTGTTTTAGTAGCTAATATATCTTGCCCTTGATCTTTGAGTTTTTGTATAGTTCTATAATTTTTTACACCTGTTACAACTGTTACTATGCTAAAAACAATATTAAAAGCTTTTCCTAAAATCTCTTTAGCAGCAGCTTCTAATAATGGCATTTAACTTCCCCACCTAATATTGGCTTTTGTAATATGTGCATACTCTAAACCTCTATCATTTATATCTATTAGTCTTTGTGAGTTATCAGTAAAGTGCCTTCCCTTTTTTAAGTTCCAATTAGACCAATGATTAGAGCAAGTTACAGTAATTTTAGACTCTGAATTTGATTCATTTACTTCTACATTTTTTATGTTGCCTGAAAAGTATGTAAGTGCATCAATAAAAGTTTCGTTGCTGTCAAAAAAACCAAGATAAATGTTGACTGTGTTATCAATATAGTTTTGATCGTCAAATACTGATATTAAGGTTGAATTTATATTTGATAATTCTATAGATGTTTCTTCAACTTTTAACTCGCCTGTTTCAGGTGTTGTGCTAACTGATATTATTTCGCCTGAAGACGTGTAAGTATTTGAATCGTAAGTCACATCAAACTGATTATCAGTTAATCTAAAAACTGTTGATGTATTTATTTCAAGTAAAAAACAAAATGTATTAGTAGGATTTGCTAGTTGCGTAATTAAAGATGAGCTTAAATTTCTTGACATTACTCAATGCACTCTCGCAATGAAAAGTTTATAGCAAAAAATCCTGAAGTATCTGTTGCATATAGAATATCACCATTCAAATAAACTTTAAAATTAGGTTGATCTACTGTTACAGCTTCACTATTTGCAAGTGATGATATTATACTTGGCTCTATAGTTACTGTAGCATTACCACTTCCGTCTGAGGATGGATTTACTGGTGGATCAGAATTATCCTTTGTAACCATATACACTTTATCGTGATTTGCAAACTTAATAACATCACCTGCTTTTAAAACATCTGTTGTCGAATTATCAAATCCTGATAATGCAATAGTGTTATCGCCAACACTATGAGAACCATTAACTACTATATCTGTTTGTGTTCTATTTGCACCTCTGTTTGTGATTGGATATTGGTAATCAAATTTATCAAAAGAGTTTTGCTGTTTTTTAAGAAAAGCAAAAACATCCATTGCATCATCTTTTGATAAAGGTGGTAAGGTAATATCCAAAGTAAAAAATTGTGATCCATATTTTCTTGTAACTCTTTTACCTGATACAGATTGATTTATTAAATTTGGTCTATTGTCTTGAAGTGATAAGCTACTAGGTTTTATCGTTGTTGGAAAAGTGCCTGACATTATACTACTCCCATTTTACCTCTTGAGTTATAAGCTTGATTAACCATGCTTATAATCATATTTTTTCTTGTAGCAAGCAGTTCATCAAAACCTGCTGCATCTACTGTAGATATGTTAAAGTTTACGGTAGCACCCATGCCTTGTCCTTTTGTATGATCTATAACTGTTTCGTTTGGATGTAATATTGCAGGAAAGCCACCTCTACCATCTAAACCACCTGCTCTAACGCCATACCCTGTAAAGCCACCACCCTCATTGTTCATTATATCTAAGCCACCACTAGATTTATCTTTTTTACCTAATTTAAAGAAACCACCAAAGCTTTCAAACATTCTATCCAAAATAAGTTTTTGTATCGCAATTCTAATTAACTCATCAACAACTGCTGTTGCAAAATCTTTAAAACTAGCCTTACCATTTTTAAGAAAATCCATAGTTAGACTTGTCAAGCCATCATAACTTTTCTTAAAAACTCCCTGCAATTCTTCTTGCATAGTTTTTATTGATGTAAAGAAGTCTTTATAACCTTTTTCTGCATCTGCAAAAAATTGTTCTAATGCAGATGGTATACCAAAACCTGTTTCACCATCTTCTTCTTTTGCGTTAGGATCACGACCAAGCAATAAATCCATTACTGATCTTCTTTTTACTTTTTCAAAGACTTTATCTTGGAGCTTATTTATTTTTGTTATAGTTTGATCTATAGCTTTTTCTAAGTTTCCATCTTCAGATACTATATCACCAAGTAAATTTATTTTTGGTAAATTACCAATTCCAAGTTTATCCTTTAGTTTTTTTGGTAATTTATCAACAACTGCATTAATCATATCTATAGCTTCATTCATTTGCGTAAAAATAAAATTAGCTGCGTTTCTAAAACCTTGACGTAGTGGTGTTAAAAAACCATCTTTAATACCCTGAAACAACGACAGAAATGCTAATAACTTTTTTAATGTTGATATTTTTACATCATTAGCAATAATTTTAAATCCATGTATAAGTTCATCTCTAAAAACATAAAAAGCTGCTAAAGCTGTTGCTGCTGTAATAGCAAAAAAAGTTAGTGGATTTGCAAGTCCAAAGGCTATCATTGCCTTTGTAGCTTTTATTGTTGCAATTGTTATCAAACCTAATGCTGGTATTAAAATTACATCCATATTATTTGCTACCTTTGACACGATGCTTGCAGTCCCAGAAAAACCATCTGTAAGTTCTTCAATATCACCAATCATAAATTGAAAATTATTACGTAAAGCAACGCCAGCTTGCCCTAATGTCATGGGCATTTCTTTTATCAATTCATTAGTTTCTTCAAACCCCTTTATAAGAATTGGCATTACAACTTCTGCTGTTAATTTACCAGCATGACCGAACTCTCTTAGTTCACCAACAGTCATGTTCAAACCATCAGCGAGCATCTTAGTCAAAATGGTGTTGTTTTCCATAACTGATCTAAGCTCGTCACCTCTTAGTGTTCCAGAAGCCAAACCCTGTGCTAACTGTCTTGCAGAGTTATTTGCTTCTTGAGCATGCGAACCAGCAATAATAAAAGTATTTGCAACCATCTGTGTTGCTTTGGCTACATCTAACTGTGTAGCTCCTAGATGTTCTGTGGCTAAGGATAATCTTGTAAATAACATAGCAACAGCATCAAAATCAGACCTAGACTCAATAGCAATTCTTTTCATGTGATCCATTGCTTTAGCAGTCTCTTCTACTGATCCTGTAAATGCCTGCATCCTGTTACGGACACCTATCATAACATTACCAGCTTCTACAATTTCTCTAATACTAAAAGCACCAATAATGGTGTTTCTAAGTGTCTTTAATGATTGGTTAGCTTTTTTAGTGCTTTTGCTAAAGCTATTGAAAGCCTTTTTAGACTTGTCATTACCAAATATATTAAAATGTATGTCTGACTTAGTTAGTGCTGCCACTTCTTTCTTCCTTTATTTCATGATAAGCAAGCCATCCTTGAAACTCCTCTACAGTCATTCTTTCGATTTCGTATAAAGTCTTTCCTAGCTTTTCAGCTAATGCATATTTTATGTATAGCTGCTCATCTTTTATTACTTTTTTTTAACTTCTTCCTGTGAAACATTATTCATCATCTCAGTAGAAATTCTAATCAATACATCTCTATCTACCCTCTCCAATAAGGTTTGCTTATCGGCAATAGTAAACAACTTTTCACCAGCTTCATCTAGTGCTTTGTAAATTAATACATAAGCTAGAAGCTGTACATCATCATCTTTTGCTAATCTCATAAATTTAGAAGTCTCTGAAAGAGTTATGGGTTTGCAGTAAATCTTTAGCGGATTATCTTCATCCTCACCCCATTCAGGGACTTCTATAATTCTTGTATCAAGACTATCAAAATGTTTTTTTGCGTTATCTATTGCTGACATGATTAATAAGTAGTAGTTGTTAAGCCACCTGTTCCCTGAACAGTAATGCTTGACTCTACTAAACCATCAAAAGATGCTGATACAGATTTTCCAGTCACAAGAGCAGTACCAGTAATTTTTACTGCTCCGCTTCCTGTGCCTTCAGGAGCAAAATTAAGTGTTACAGATGATCCTACAGATAAAGCTGTTTGTCCGTTTGCATCGGTATCATCATATAAAACATCAACTGAGCCACTAAAATCCTTAATAGAAACCAAGTAAGTCTTTGATGCATCACCCATGCTTGTATCTTCTACAACATCGGTTGTTTCATCAATACTATAACTTCTTATCTCAGCTATATCGTTACTTCCAACTTGAACAGTACCGCCTTTTCCTAAAAATGTTGCCATAGTTATTCCTCGTTTTTAGTTTTAGAAGAAGATTTAACTTTATCTTTCGATAGGATTGCTTCTTCTTTCCAACCCTTACTCTTTAAATACTCTACACTATCAGGGTGAGCATCTATAGAACTTTTGCCATTTGGACTAATTAATTTCATAATTTTCCTCGTTAAACTGCCACATCAGGATTAGTTTCCTTGACATGATAAGTTGTTAAAAATGTAAGCGAAACATAGCCCATAGGCTGTTCGCCTTCCGCATTGAACTCTATTTCTGTTGATTCTAAAAAAGTATCTTTTGCAAGACCACCTAATGTAGTATCAGCAGCAATAGCTTCTTCAACTTCTTTGCATATTGTATCAATTATATCATCAAAATTAGTAGTGCCTTTAGCATAACCTTCTACAACCACGCTTAAATCTCTTTGCATAACTCTATCAGTATGCATTACCAATGGCTCTGATGTTTCTGATTTTGTGTAAATTACCAATGCTGGAAGAGTATCTAATGGATAAACTCTTGACTCATGCACTCTTGTTCCTGTTGTTGTTAAATTATTTAGATTAGTGCCAAAGTATTCTCTTATTTGTTGTCTTACATGATTAGCCATTACACTTCCTCAAGAATAAGAGATGAAAAACCTGTGCGATCTTTTTGTACATTGACAATAGTATAGTTTTGAGCAGCTTTAAGTGTATTACCGTTTACATCTTTTATAGCTTCAACATTTAATGTATCTCCAAAAGATGCGTTTGGAACATCGACACTTCTAGCATGAGCAGTTGGCTTCAAAGCCTCTAATCCAATTCCTTCATCTTGTAATATATATTCATTATTTAATATTATGCTTATAGATTTAGAAGTGCCTCCTCTTGTATAGGTTGCGCCTACACCATGCCCAAAATCTTTATCTAAATAATTAAGCATATCCGCCTCTGTTTCTAATCTATATTGACTCATTGTTTTTGTAAAACTAATGAGACCAAGCCTGTATTATCAGGCTCAACTATTTTTACTAAAAATGTAGTTGCTGCAACAAGTGTATTACCCTGATCTGTTGTTATAGCATCTACTCTTAATTCATCATTTTCTGATATAAATGGAACGTCTGTAGCTTTCACTACTGCTCTTGGCTCAAATCCATCCACATCAACAGTACCGCCACCGATACCAAAATATTCCTGATCTATAATTAAATTTATTATTTTAGTAGCACCATCATCAATAAAGCTCATAGTATCTATTAATGGAAAATCATCAAAGAAGTTCTGCTGTTTTTCAATAAAAGTACCTGTAACACCATGACCTGTTGTGGCTTCTACATAGCTTGAAAAATCAGCAGCACTCTCTAATGGCATTATTTTTTACTTCTTTTTTTAGGTTTAGGAGTTTCAGATTTTTCTAATCCTACGCTTCTATTAGTTTCTTTTTTTGGCTTGCCTTTGTATTCTTCAGCTTTACCATAACCAACCAATGATCTACCTTCATCAATAGGTAATTCAACAACATCACCTGCTTTAACTTTTTCTTTGTTTGCAACTGTATCTGCAAGTATTAAATATTTCATAGTTCCTCTCTTAAAAGCGGAGGGCATTAAGCCCTCCGTGTTTTTGGTGCTTAAAACCATTTATTATGATGCAGCACAGAATGAGACAGCATGCCTCACAGCTACGTCAACTGATTGTAAAGCCACAACTCTAACTGTACCTGAAGTTGAATTGCTATAAGGATCAACTAAAATATCTAACCCTCCAAACATTCCAATAAGTAAGTCATTGAAGTTACCAAAGACGTAATTGTTAGCTGTAAGCTGTGGTGAAACAACAGCTCTATAGCCATTAATTTCATCGTTTGCAGCTACGAATTGCGCAGTATTGGTTGCTTTCTCAGTAGTTTTAAGTGTGCCATAGTTTGATGGATGTACTATGTAAGCTAAGTCGCCTAGTAGTGCATTATCAACTCTAACAGCAGTTTCCATTGAAACCATCTCAGCAAAAGTAGGAGCAGCAGCACTTGAAAGTGATACTGAGTTAATTCCTGAAGTGTTAGTAATACCTGTTGGATTACCTGAACTTCCAGAACCTTCTAATGCAGCGTCATCAATAGCAATAGCCATTGAAGCAGCTAGATCGTTTCTGATTAAGTTTTCTACATCTAATGATGATTGGATCATAAGTTGTCTAGTAACGTCTGTAAAAGCTCCAAGAGACTTAGGACTCATAGAGACTGAACCAACTGTGAACTCACTTTCACCAGCAGCTCCGCCTTCTGAACTAATAAACGCAGCAGTTGATGCAGCAGTTTTTCTTGGGATTTTTACATCGCCAGACAGACCATTTAGCATAGTTGCTAGTGGCATGACAGCAGAATTATTACGTAAGACATCTATAAAATCGCCTGCACGATAGTCTTGACCAATAAGGTCACCATCTGATCCAGCACTTAAATCTCTCTGACTCCAATTTCTTAGAACTTCAGATGGCAACATTACTCCTTGAGCAGTTTGCCCGTATGATCTTTGTGCTGCTTCAGAAGCTTCAAATTCAAATCTAGCATTTTCTTGAGCTTTCCTATCAGTAGGATTTGCCATTGCATTGATAGCTCTCATAATGCTAAATCTTTTTGTTTCTTTTTCTGTAAGACCAATATCTTTTGGAGTTTCTAAAGGAGTATCATTAGAAATGTTGTCTAATAAAATACCTCTAAATTCTTCAACAGATTTGCCTTCAGAAATAGCTTTATGAGCTAGGTCTCTTTTGTTGTGCTTAACAGCTAAATCAAGAATCTCTTTTGAGTTTCTTGCAAATTCTTTTTTAGCAGCTTCAGCACTTTCTGACCTAACTTCATCAAGATTAATTTCTTGTTTTTCGTTTGACATAATTTGTACCTTTGTTTTTACTTTTTTTT